ACCGAAAAACCGACCCCATGACTCTGTGCAGGAGCCAGGCTGGTCTGGGCTGTGCGATCGCAGCCCAGACCCCTCGGTTCAGAAAATTGACGGTTACTCAATGGGCTTTGAAAACGGCAACGGCGGTGACGGTAAGCATTACTGGCTGACGCCTCCCGATTTGATGGCCAAGCTGCAGGCTGAATTTAATTTTACTTTCGACCCTTGTCCTTTTCCGAAACCGGATGACTTCGACGGCCTCGACGCCGAATGGGGGCAATCGAATTATGTGAACCCGCCCTTCGGCACAGTTCTGCATCAAGGCAAGCGCAAAGGTGCAACAGCTTGGGCGCGAAAATCCATCGAGGAATTCAAAAAAGGCAAGAATGTCGTGATGGTTTATCCCATCGACAAATGGGTTCTGATGATGCTCGCCGCTGGAGCGAAGGTTCGCAATCTCGGTGATGTGCGCTGGTGCGCGATTGAAGATGGATCGCCCGGCAAAGGGACAGGACGACATATCGCCTGCTTCATCCTGAGCCACGATTGAGAAAGAAAGATCAAATGGCATGGCTTTACCTTCCGCCCGAAGCACTCAAGCCAGCGGCAAAAAAATCCTGCGCGGCCTCTCCCTCTGCGCGGGCGCAGGTGGCCTCGATCTCGGCCTCCACATCGCCATCCCCCACTATCGAACTGTCTGTTACGTCGAGCGGGACGCCTATGCGGCGGCCACTCTCGTGGCACGGATGGAAGACAAGGCCCTGGATTGCGCGCCTGTCTGGGACGATGTTACCTCCTTCAACGGCAAAGCGTGGCGTGGATGCGTGGATATCATCCATGGCGGCTATCCGTGCCAACCTTTCAGTGTCGCGGGTAGAAAACTCGGCGACAAAGACCCGCGCCATCTCTGGCCGCACATCGCACGCATCGTCCACGACATCAAAGCGCCGCTCTGCTTCTTCGAAAATGTCGGCGGGCATCTACGATTGGGCTTCGAACAAGTCCACGATGACCTTCGATCAATGGGTTACCGCGTTAAGGCGGGCTTGTTTACAGCGGCAGAAGTCGGCGCGCCTCACAAACGAGAGCGGCTCTTCATCCTGGCCTACCGCGCGGGTGTCTTCGGCGAATGAAGCGTCGCGTAAAGAAATTCTGGCGAACAATCCGAAAGGACGTCTGGAAGTCAGCGCGCAGTTGTGGCTCACGCCGCGTGCGCAGGAAACGACAGAAAAACAAAAAAGCTTCCTCAAGCGAATGAACGACCGTACGGAAAAATGTTTCGGTTCGCTCACGGCGCAATCAACTTTATGGCCAACAGCCATCGCAACAGATTCTCTCGTTCAGCGTGCAAGGCCGCCTGAAAAAATGATACGCAAAGACGGCCGCAATGTTTTACGCACGCCGAGCCTTGCCGAAACGGTGCTTCAACCGGAAGGTTTTCCCTACACCAAGCAGGATCTGGCCAAAGCGAAAAGCGGCAAGCGTTATCGCGTCGCCAAAGCGCAATGGCCGACGCCACGCGCGCAGGAACCAGGCAGCACAAGCTCCGACCATGGCATCAGTCTGACTGAAGCCAGCAAGATTTGGCCGACGCCGCGCACTTGTTCCGGCAAACGGTCGAGCGGATTGAACCGGACGGAAATGGTGAATGCATGGGCAACGCCTCAAGCACACGACGCAACGCAAGGAAACCCAGAACGGGTGGGACGCTTCGGCACAAAAGCGGGCGGACGGAATCTGACCGACGAAAGCGTGGCATGGGCAACGCCGACGACACGCGACTGGAAAGACGGATCGGCGACAGCGGATGTGAAAACCAATTGTCTGCTTGGCCGCCAGGCCCCGCGCAGCATGAAGAGTGGGAACGTGTTCCCTCTCACCTTAAACCCGCTGTTTGTCGAATGGCTGATGGGCTGGCCTATCGGGTGGACAGATTGCGGCTCTGCGGCAACGGAGTTGTCCCGTTGGTTGCAGCTTATGCGTTTCGAACTCTCGCAGCTGCTGCAGCTCATGAGTGCTGAAAGTTTATCGGGTTTCTTGGCCTAACGCGCCTTTGACCCATTCGATGGCATCGCTGTCGTTGCCGTTGACGCTCCATTCCCGCACCGATTTGATGGGCGGGTTCTTGCTGTCGTAACTCTTGCTGTTTTTGTAATTGTAAATCGTGACCTCGCAAAGCGTGTCGAGCTTGACGTGCCACTCAGCTTCGGTTTTGTACCCATCGCCTTTTTCGGGCTTGCCAAAGGCTGCGACCATTTCTTTGTAGCTGGCCTTGACGGTGCCTAAAAACATGTCGTTGGTTTCATCGGGGTTCAAAATCTTTTTCTGTGCCTTGGTCATGATGTCCTCCCTTTCTATGACTCCATGAACGCTCTTTCTGGGACGATTAGCAAGTTGAATGAGCATCATTTGATTGCTTTTGCGGCAACTGCTTCCAGCTTTGATAATCAAATGGTGCTGTGCCAGTGACGGCTGCAGAAAGCCATAAGATTATCCACTTATTCACTGGATAATCGCCGCGAATGAAGCGTTCATGGATGCATGATTAGAACGGAGGCATCCATGAATAGCACGGTCAAAGTCGGATACGCCCGCAAGCCGTCATGCATCAACGATGTGAAGGAAAGCTCCTTCGGGCTTGATCCGCTGGAAACAACGGTCGTCGAAACCAAGGCGATGAGTACGGAAGAATACGACGCCTTTGCGCAGGATTTTTATGCCAGCCGCGACTGGCTCGACGGCAAAGGCGGTTCACGAAACGGTGTGATGCAAGCGATAGAAATCACAGCACCCGAACGCGAACCGCTGTACGTCAACCCCGAAGGCCATAGTTACGCCCGTTATGTCGGCATCCGCGTCGACAACATCGACGCGGCGCCAACAACCAAATATCCGCACGTTCATGTGCAACTGACAGGAAAGGACGGCAACGCCTTTTTTATTCTTGGACGCTGCCAAGGTGCAGCGCGCAAAGCGGGCATCCCCGCCGACCAGATCAAAGCCTTTATGGATGAGGCTTCCGCAGGAAATTACGACCATTTACTGGCCACCTGCATGCGCTGGTTCGACTGCCACTGAGAATGAACAGAAAGGAAACCGTCATGAGCAAGAAAACAAAGAAAGCATCGTCCAAAAAAGCCACGAAGGCCAAACCAACGCCTAAAAGCAAAGCACCCAGCAAAAAATCTGCTGAGCCATCGATCAGCATTAACGATCCAGCCTTTGCCGAACTGCCCGAAGCCAAGGCGAACGCTGCCTCATGGCCCACAGGCGCAAAACCGAAAGCCGCCGCGAAGGAAAGCAAGCTGGCTTTGGTTATTAAACTCTTAAGCCGCGAAGAAGGCGCCACAATCGAGGATGTTGCCGATGCCACGGGCTGGCAAAAACATACGGTTCGCTCCTGCATCTCGCATGCGCTGGCCAAGAAACGTGGTTACCCCATCGTTTCCGAAAAACCGCAAGGTGGCAAACGCATCTATAAGATTGCCGAGGCGAAAGCGGGCGATGCATGAAAAATTCCGGCAGAACGAGTGTCGTCAAAACGGTCATCGCCGCCAATCTTGAAGGCTTAGCCGAGCGCCTGACCGAAATGACGCAACGAGCACACGAAGCCTGCGATGCCATGAAGCAAGGTGAACAAAATCTTGCCATCGGCACTGTGCTTGGCTTTGAAAACCAGATTCCTGAAATCGAGGCCTTGTTCAAGACCACCATCCTTATGCACCGCAGTTCGGTGTGAGGCAGCCATGACCGATGTCGATAAAATCCTTGCCGACATCGCCCAGAAAACACTGGGGCTTGAAACGCTGCAAACGCGCAATTCCGACAGCCTTGATTTTCACGACATCAGCGTCTGGGGCTTGCGCACAGCGTTACTGTGCGCCTTTGAGGCGGGACGCAAAGCGGCAAAGACAAAACCGCGCATCCTAGAAACGGGCCGGCGCGGCACTTGCTATCAGGCCACGATCAAAGCCAGCTACCAAGACCTCATTGAGGTATGGGGCGAACCGTCCAAGGGCGGCGACAACAAGACCGAGGCCGAGTGGGTCATCCGTCTCCGCAATGCGGTGATCACCATCTACAATTACAAGAACAGCCGCTCATGGGGCGCTGAGCACCCCGCGATCACGGACGTCACCGAGTGGCATGTCGGCGGCCACAGCCCCGCTGTCGTTGACAAGCTGCTGGGGATGATGCTCGGCCGCGCGGCGCTGATCCACCGATCAACATAGTTCTTTAACCAACCAGCCCAACACGCCATGCCATGGAAGCCGCCGACGCACCGTCCCTACGGATGGCGGCAGCAACCGGCTAAACGTGTGCGCCGCGATGCCATCGACAAAAGCTACGGCACCCAAGCCTGGCGCAAGCTAGCGGCATCGATCATCGACCGCGACCTAGGGATCTGCCATGTGTGCGGGCAGACCGGCGCCGACACCGCCCACCACCTGATCGAGAAGCGGGATGGCGGGTCGGATCATCCAAGTAACCTCCGTGCTGTGCACAGAAGTTGTCACAACCGCCTCCACAGGCGGCGGGTTTAACTTCGTAAACAATTCCTTGTGCGACCGATTTTGGGTTTTGCGCACGCGTGGCCAAAATGCGATGGGGGGGGGTACCGTGGTGGAAAATGTCGATATACCTGATCTGACGATCAACTACCGTTCGCCGGAAAGCCTTGTGGGATATGCGCAAAACGCCAGAACCCACACCGATGCGCAGATAGATCAGATAGCCAACAGTATCCGTAAATTCGGCTGGACGAACCCCATTCTGGTGGATAGCAACAATGGCGTCATCGCTGGCCATGGTCGCGTCCTCGCCGCGCGCAAACTCGGTTTGACCCGAGTGCCGGTAATTGCTCTGGCGCACCTGACGCTTGATCAAAAGCGGGCCTATATTCTGGCCGATAATCAATTGGCATTAAACGCTGGCTGGGACAAAGAGTTGCTTGCCCTTGAACTGGGCGAACTGAAAGACGCAGGGTTTGAGCTTGAACTTATCGGCTTCAGTGGCGACGAGCTGCAAAGTCTGACAGATAAGGAGTCCGCTGGCCTCACCGATGAAGACGCGGTGCCAGAGGCTCCCGCCGAGCCTGTCACCAAGCCAGGCGATGTTTATATCCTTGGTAATCATCGTTTACTCTGTGGCGACAGCACCGTCCTCGCCAACGTCGAAAAAGTTCTCGACGGCGCACTGGCGGACATGGTGTTCACAGATCCACCCTATAATGTGAATTATGCCAATACGTCCAAAGACAAGATGCGTGGAAAAAACCGCGCAATCCTGAATGACGATCTCGGCGAAGGTTTTGAAAAGTTTCTTTACGACGCTTGTGTCAATATGCTGACCGTCTGCAAAGGTGCAATCTATGTCTGCATGTCGTCGAGCGAATTGCACACGCTGCAGAAGGCTTTCGTCGAGGCGGGCGGCAAATGGTCGACCTTTGTCATCTGGGCAAAGAACACATTCACGCTCGGTCGCGCCGACTACCAACGACAATACGAACCTATTCTCTACGGCTGGAAGCAAGGCATCGATCATTTCTGGTGCGGCGCACGCAATCAAGGCGACGTGTGGTTTGTCAACAAGCCACGGGTCAATGATCTGCATCCGACCATGAAGCCGGTCGAGCTAGTAGAACGCGCCGTCCAGAACAGCAGCAAAAGCCGTGACATCGTTCTGGACTGCTTCGGTGGCTCCGGCACGACCATGATTGCCTGCGAGAAAAGCGGACGGCAAGCGCGGCTGATCGAACTTGATCCCAAATACTGCGATGTGATTGTTAAGCGCTGGGAAGAGTTTACTGGCAAGAGGGCGGAAAGATTGACGGATTGTTAAGAAAATCTTCACTCCGACTGCGATACCTTGTATCTTAAAATGATTGGAGGCGGCATGAAGCGGACGATTTCGACCATTGGCTATGAGGGCGCGACGATTGAACAATTCGTCGCGGCACTTAAGCATGCCTCGGTCAATCTGTTAATCGATGTCCGCGATATACCGCTGTCCCGTAAAAAAGGCTTCTCAAAGAACCAGTTAGCCGAAATCCTGCGCTCATGGGGTATTGAATACGTTCATCTGCGCGGGCTAGGCGACCCGAAGGAAGGCCGTGAGGCTGCGCGTGCCGGCAACTATGCGCTGTTCGAAAAGATTTTCGGTAAGCACATGCGTTCGGATGTAGCCGAGAGAGATTTAGGCACAGCATCGCAGCTGGTGCGCGATAGCCGCGCTTGCCTCATGTGCTTTGAAGCCGATTATGAAAAGTGCCATCGGAGCATTGTTGCCGATCATCTTTCCCGCATGACGGGATTGACGGTAACCCCTCTGGCCGTTCAGGATGTTCGGGTCGGCAGAATCGCTGCCTGAATTCATCTTTCGGTCTGGTCATGTCAAATTTCGAAGGCACATCCGAAGCCATTATTCTTGTCAAAGCGTCGCCGCAAGTCGGAAAGAAACATGGCGAGACTGTTTGCTGCGCTGGCGTAAACGACGCTGGCGAATGGGTTCGGCTTTATCCTGTCACGTTCCGTACGCTAGACCAGGCAAGTCAGTTTCGCCGCTGGGACAGAATCCGGTTCCGTTGGCAAAAGCCGAAGGATGATCCGCGCCCAGAAAGTTTGCGCGTCGATCATCAATCGATTGAGATCATCGGAGAATTGAAACAAAAAGAGCGCCTCAATTTTCTACAGCGCCTTGAAGTGAGTTCCATCAATAAGATCAAAGCCGAAGGCAAGACACTGGCCTTGCTGAGACCGCGCGATCTGAAATTCTCGATCGAGAAAAAGTCCGGCGACGCTCTTGTCGAAGAGAAAAAGAAATTTGCGGAGTCTGCGGCGCAGGCGGATATGTTCAATTCGTCGCCGCTCATTCCCTATGAGCCTTGCCCGTATGTTTTCAAATACAGCTATGTCACCGACGATGGCGAACGCACCGGCACTTGCCAGGATTGGGAAACGGACGCCACGTTTTACAACTGGAACCGCCATTACGGCGAACAGAAAGCCCTTGAAAACATGCAGCGTGTGTTCGGCGAGGAATATCCGAACAAGGGCATGGTGTTCGCCATGGGGACGCATTCGCTCTATCCGGACACATGGTTGATCAATGGCATCATCAGGTTGGATGAAATCCGACAAATGAGCCTCGGCCTTTGAGGCCAGTTTAAAGCGATCACCCGGCGATCCGATCAATCATCTCCGGGAGTATCAATCATGGCGGGACGCAAACCGCTGCCCACGCATCTCAAACTGGTCAAGGGGACAGCACGATTACATCGTCTGAACAAGAAGGAACCGAAACTGCCTCTGGTCGCACCGGAGCCGCCGGATCATCTCGACGAGAGGGCAAAGGCCAAGTTCACTGAACTGGCCAAGATGCTGGCGCGGCACGGAGTCATGACTGAACTCGATGCCGGGGCAATCGCCCGCTACGCCGTGGTGTGGTGTCGCTGGGTTGATGCTGAAGCCGAGATCAAGAAACGCGGCCCCGTGGTCAAGACTACTGGCGACAACATCATCCAGAATCCATTTCTGGCGGTGGCCAACAAATGCCTACTGCAGATGGCGCAGATCGAAAGCGAATTCGGTCTAACGCCGTCATCGCGTTCCCGCATCCGCATGGAGATGCCATCCGACACTGTCGATCCATTCGAGGAGTTTCTGAACCGTGGCAAAGACTAAGCCCCCACGGACGCGCAAGAAGAAAAAGTGCGCCGTTGAGGCTTATGCCCGTGCAGTGGTTGATGGAAAGATTGTCGCTGGCAAGCTGGTCAAACTGGCTTGCAGGCGACATCTCGACGATCTGGTAAGTGGTAAAGCTCGCGGGCTGATTTGGGATGGTGATGCCGCGCGGCATGCGATTGCTTTTTTCAGCCACCTCCGTCATTCAACGGGCGAATGGGCAAACCAGCCATTTGAGCTGCAACCGTGGCAGGCTTTTGTTATCGGTTCGCTCTATGGGTGGAAGCGTGTTGATGGGTTGCGTCGCTTTCGCACGGCTTATGTCGAGGTAGCGCGTAAAAACGGCAAATCGGTGATGCTGGCCGGTACCGCTCTGTATGCGCTTGTGGCGGACGATGAGTTAGGCAGCCATGTCTATGCTGCTGCCACAACACGCGAACAGGCACGGATCATCTTCGGTGAGGCCGAACGCATGGTCGATGCCAGTCCGGCATTGCGGGCGCGCGTCACGCGTACCGTCAACAATCTGGCGGTGTTGCCGACCTCATCGTGGTTCCGGCCGCTTTCGGCTGACGCTTCGAAGATGGATGGTCTCAACGTGCATTTCGCGGCAGTGGATGAAGTCCATGAGCATCCGAACGCTGAGATTATACAGAAGCTGAATACGGCGACCGGCGCACGGCGCCAGCCATTGATCTTCGAGATCACGACCGCAGGCCATGACCGCCAGTCGATTTGCCGGCAGCACCATGAATTCTCGGTCAAGGTCTTGGAAAGTACGGTCCCTGCCGAGGCATCGGATAGCTGGTTCGCTTACATCGCCACCATCGATGCTGGCGATAATTGGATGAACCCCTCTGTCTGGATCAAGGCCAATCCCAGCCTTGGCGTGACCGTTAAGGTAGAAGACCTCAAACGTCAGGTCGACGAAGCGCGTGAAATGCCTGCGCAGCAAAACGCCATCCGGCGACTGCGCCTTAATGAGTGGACGGAACAGGCCACGCGCTGGATTGATATGGGCGTGTGGACGGACGGATCGGAACAGTTTGATGAAGAGGATTTGATTGGACGCACTTGTTATGGCGGTCTCGATCTGGCGCGTGTCAATGACCTATCTTCGCTGGCACTGGTGTTCCCACCTGAAAAGCCGGACGAAAAGGTCAAGGTGATCTGGCGACACTGGTGTCCATCCGAAGATATTCTGCGCCGCGCACGCCGTGATCGCGCGCCTTATACGGTTTGGCGCGATGGTGGATTTCTGGTCGCCACTGAAGGCAACACGACGGACTTTCAGTTTATCGAAGCTGAAATTCTGGAACTGGCGACGCGCTACAACATTCTGGAAGTCGCTTACGACCGCACCTTCGCGGGTGAGTTGGTGCGCAACCTTCAGGATGAGGGTGTGACGATGGTCGAATTCGGTCAGGGCTTTATCAGCATGGGGCCAGCGGCGGCAGAATTTATGAGGCTCCTGATCGGTCGGACGCTGCGGCATGGCGGTAACCCCGTTGCCACATGGTGCGCATCGAATGTCTCGGTGCGCCGCGATCCTGCCGGTAACGAAAAGCCGGACAAGGAACGCTCGACTGAAAGAATTGATGCCGTGGTGGCAGCCATCATGGCGGTTGGACGATTGCAGACCGCGCAAGGCGGTTCTGTTTATGAAGAACGCGGACTTTTGATGATCTAAATGAAATTGCCAGGAATTATCAGCGCCATTGGACGAGTGTTCGCTCCAAAGCAATCACGTGCGTCTGCAGGTGTGCCATCCTACGGGATGATCCCGCCGCTCGGATCCGTGCCAAGCGCATCGGGGCTGATGATTTCGCAGGCGACGGCAATGGCGGTGTCGGCAGTCTATGCCTGCGTTTCCATTCGGGCAAAAGATGTGGCGCGCTGCGCACCGCGTCTGTTCGTCAGAAACAAGGCTGGTGGACGTGATCTCGTTACAGATCACGTCATTGCCAAATTGTTCATGCGGCCTAACCGCCAGCAGACATGGTTTGAATTCTGGCAACAGATGATGATCGGCTATCTGCTGCGCGGCAATGCTTATGCTGCCATCTTGCGCGACCGGCGAGGTAATCCCGTCGAGTTGATACCGATTAATCCCGATGCAGTCATGGTGTTGGAAGCCTCTGATGGTTCGATCTTCTACAACGTCAACCGCATCGGCCTATGGCAGATCGCCATGCTGCGAAACATGCCAGTGGCGGTGCCTGAAGAAGATATGTTCCATCTACGGGGCATCAGTTTCAATTCGCTGGTCGGCGTGTCGACGATTGGTCTGGGGCGTGACGCCATCGGTCTTGCGATGGGGCTTGAACAGCAAGCCTCCCGCTGGGTCGGTAACGGCGCTCGTCCGTCAGGTGTACTGAAATCCAAGACGCGGCTTTCGGAACCAGCGGCGATGCGACTTAAGCAGCAGTGGCAATCGTTTACCGGTGGTCTGCAAAATGTCGGACAAACGGCGGTACTTGAAGAAGGTGTCGAATGGCAACAGGTACAGCTGACATCCGTCGATCTCGAATTTATCCAGCAGCGCAATCTGCAAATCGCCGATATCGCCCGTTTCTATGATGTCCCCTTAAGTCGCCTAAGTGTGGTTAGCAGTGGCTCAAGCAAAATCACGCCTGCCGAAGAAGAACAGGCCTACGTCAATCACACGGTGATGCCCGATCTCGTCGTCGCCGAACAAAAATTCATGCAGGTGTTCGGTCTCGACTTGGAAGGCATCGAGGTTGATTTCGACGAAGGGCAATTGCTCCGCGCCGACATCATGACCCGTTACAACGCAGCACGCCTCGGCGTGTTGACTGGAATCCTGACGCCAAACGAAGTCCGCCGTTCCGAAGGGCTACCGCCGATGCCCGGTGGCGACAAACTTATGGTGCCAGCTAATACGGCGGCACTTGGCTCGGACATGACCGGCACGGCTGCTGATGGAGCCGGACGGCCTGAAAGCGGCACTTTGCCTCAACCTGGCGTTTCGACAAGCGGCGACCCCGATCCGCAGCTTGATCCGCAAGGCGAACTCTAAAAATTGGAGAAGTAAGAATGACGATGATACGCGCAACCGTTTCTGCACAGATCAAGGAACTCGGCGAGAATGAGGTGGAAGTCATCATCTCGACTTCGGCACTAGCACGGGATGGCCATATCCTTGAGCCCTCCGGCTGCGATCTGACCAATTACCGCGCCAACCCCATCGTCCTTTGGCAGCACAATCCAGATGTACCGGTGGGCCGCGCCGCTGATCTTGCGGTTGAGGGCGACCGTATTCAGGCGCGCATCCTGTTTGCGCCCGCTGGTGTTTCGCCGAAGGCCGATGAAGTACGCGGGCTTGTCAAAACCGGAATCGTGTCGGGTGTCTCGGTAGGTTTTGACGTTCTTGATAGTGAGCCGCTTGATGCGAAGAAACCTTACGGCGGCCAACGCTTTACCAAGTGGGAGTTGCTGGAATGCTCCTTCTGCTCGGTACCAGCCGATCCTGGCGCGGCTGTAACTGCCAGAACGGCAACGTCGCCGGAGTCAAACCACCACCAACCACAGGAGAGCATAATGTCGAATACCCAAACACGGGCTGGCAAAAAATTGTCGACTGCCACCAAGAAACAACTCAATGACGCCAATGACCATTTGCAGCGCGCCATGGAACGCCATAAGGCGCTCGGCCAGCAGATGGATGAAATCCGCGATATGGCAGACGGCGATGAAAGCGTGCGCGCTGATCTTGCCGATATGCACGAAGATGCCAGCGACGCTCATCGCGCTCTTGGCCGTTCCTTGCAGGCTTGCCAACGGTGCGTGCGCACGGCTTTGAAAAACCCCAAACCAGCACCTGCGGATGATGACGATGAAGAAGACACCGAAACTTCAGCCGGAGATGGGCAGCAAGATGACGAGCGTAACGCTGATTTTCGTCGCCGTAATGCCGATCTTCGATCCTTGTCGCAGAGATCCTGACCATTCGAACGACACTCGCAGTCCCGCGATCGTTTGAGGTGAAATCCGAAAACGTGAATCGCTGGACAAAAACGTGCCGTTTGATGCCCCAACCCATAGTGTAGCCGCGGTGCGGCACTAGAGATCGAGTAAAGTGTGCCTTTTCCACCTGCAAAAGAGGAGAAGGCACATGACATATTATCTCGGATTGGACGTTTCGCAAAAACAAACGGCGCTTTGTCTTGTGGACAGCAAAGGGACGATTGTTGCCGAAGGAAAAACGATGACAAACCCCATGGACATTCTGGCATGGATCAAAACGAAAGGATTTGCACTGACATCGATTGTTCGCGCTGGCCTCGAGGCCGGAGCGATGAGCAGCTGGCTTTGCACAGAGCTGGTCAAATCAGGACTGAACGTCATGTGCTTGGAGGCATTTCAGGCTTATCAGTTTCTCAAAACGCAGCGCAACAAAACAGACAAAAACGATGCGCGGGGGCTGGCGCAGTTGGTGCGCATGGGCGAGACTTTTCTCAAAGAGATCGTCATCCGCTCGCAATGCCGTCAGGAATTGCGAACCTTGTTGACGTTGCGTCAGCAAATCGTGACGCAAAAAGTCGCCCTTGAAAACAACATCACCGGCGCTCTCAAGCCGTTCGGCCTTGTGACGCCTCGTGGTCGCGCTTGCCAAAAAACATTCCATGCGCGCGTTCTTGAAACCTTGCGCCGTGCGGAGGAACGTAACATCCACGTTCGCGAAAGCATGATGCTCTCGCTTGCTGTTCACGAAACGCAATGCCAGCAACTGGTCAATTTTAACAAGCGGATCATGGAAGCGGTTCGAAACGATCCTGTTTGCCGACGTCTGATGACGGCTCCTGGTGTCGGCCCCATCGTGGCCTGCTCCTTCATGACCGCCGTCGACGACCCCAAACGTTTTCGTGGCGCCGACGATATTGGCGCCTATTTTGGCCTGACACCGCGTCAATACCAGTCGGGCGAAACCGATATTCGGGGGCCGTCATCAAGGCGCGGCAATACCATGACGCGCACGCATCTTGTTCAGGCTGCCACCACGCTTCTGACCGGAAAAAAATCGAGCACACTGAAAGCGTGGGGCATGAAACTCGCGCGCAAAAAAGGCTTTTGCAAAGCCCGCATTGCCGTGGCGCGCAAGCTGGCGGTGATTTTGCACAAGATGTGGATCAACGAGACCGATTTCTGCTGGACGACATCGCAGGAGGATAAAATATCCCCTGCGGCGCCAGCATCAGCCATCCTTCAGGTTTCCTGAAGGTATTCCTGCGAAGGGACGG